CATGCAGTTTTCTTCGAGCCGGGCGCAGGCTCTTTGGCCGTCGCGCGTGAGGCCGTCAATGCCGGTATTCCCGTCTGGGTATTTTCAGCCACACCACCCGCCCCAATCCCATCATGCGCGGGTAACTGGGTTTCAAGTGAGTTTTTCGGTTTCGCCTGCTATGGCTGGCACAACGCACAACTTCAATTTTTCGGCTAAATCTGTGCAGCGTTTGCACAGTCAAATTACATAGTGGCGCAAGCCACAAGGAGAACCCTCACAATGTTATTCCTCAATATCCCCCCCGAAGGTAAAGGTCAGATCTCGCTCATGTGCCGCGCTCTCATTCTCGGCTTTTGGCGCGAGTGTGAAGTGATCGAAGCTAATAGTCAAACGCAGTGGCTGGAAGTGCGTTTACACGGCTCATTATTCACCATCCGAATCCAATTCAAAGACGTTCAAAATGTGGCGCTCAAATACGCCAACGGCGAAGTGTTGCAATCCTTCGGCGCGCCGAAAATCAGCAACCCGGCCAGCCTTGAGTTTATCCAGTATCAGAGTGTGCAATGACTGAGCGCCGCCAGAATTGGAAAGCCAGCGTCAGCCAGGCAGCCCAGGCACGCCAGGCACAGCGCGAACAGTTGATCATCGCACTCGACACCACGCGCCGAGAAATCACAACCTGCGGCCTTGACTTTGAAAAGCATGACCAACTGAAACTCACACAGCGCGAAATCATCGCACAACTAGCAACACTTACGGAGGCGAAATGAACACCCAACCCATGCACCCATCCGAAACCAAAGCCCGCGCAATGGTCGCCGAGCGAACGACCTACGAACTCATAGCAGATTGGGAAGAAGCCGAGAAACAACCCATGAGCGACATATTGCCGACCGTCCGCGGCTGGCTGATGGATGAACTCGAAAAGCGAGACAGAGCCGCCTTTGATTGCTGGCTTGAATCAAACGAAGCCAGCCCGCGTAAATTCTTTTGTGTATAATCCAGACCCAAGAAAGGAACCCTCACAATGCAAAAACTAGTCAAATGCAAGAAACCTGCCAACCTCGATGAGCAGCAGGTAGGAAACACAAACACCGTGAAAGGTCATATATACATGGGACGATATGACCTAGACGGCAATTACTACGAGCAGGATGTTTGCTGTGATCGTTGGTGGAAGCTCACCGACGACGACGAAGAATCCACCTATACCCAGGAATTCGACGAATTTAGCGACGCCGACCCAGGACTATAAACCACTCCACTATGCGCGCCGCCCGTCGCCTTGTCACGGGCAAAAGGAACCCTCACAAATGACCACTCAAACCTACGACCCCAAAACTCCACTTATGGACCTGCACCCCTCGCGCTTTTTGAAAGTGGAGGATCTAAAAGTCCGCTGGCATGTGCAGCAACTCGCCGTCACCATTGCGCGTATTGCCCCCGAAGATACGATACCCAACCCCAAAGACCTTGACTCAGCCACGGCCGACAGCAGGAACCCAAACGGAAAACCGCGCGTAATAGTGCAGCCCGTTCTATACTTCCAAACCAAGACCGGCGCCCCATTCCCGCGCGGTTATCTTCTTTCCACCCAGGTAGACGTAGCGAGCCTGATGGAGGCGACCAAAGCCGAGACAATCGGCGAAGTGATAGGGAAGAAGATCATCATCTACATAGGCGAGCACAGAAAGCAGGAAGTATTGAGAATATCACCGACAGCACCGGAATATCCAAACGTTGACGGATACGTATCGAAAGAGATCATAGCGGGCAACACAAAGCCGCCAACGCCGGAAGGATAAAGCCACACCAGCCAGGATCCACAGCCCGCAGAAATGCGGGCTGTTTTTATCCAAATTCCAAAAATCGCGTCGAGCCTGTCGGCTCGCACTTCGTGTCCAGCGGGGAGGGATTCGGTTTTGCTTTTGGGTTTGGGTTTGACTCCGCCCGACCACCTCCCCATTACCGGTCCACTCCCACCCACGGACAGGAAACCCGACGACTCCCCCACGACTTTCCCCAAACACTTGACACGTCCCAACTGACCGAGTAAAATCTACACATGGAACCAGAACAAACATTCTCAAAGGTCGATCAGCTAAGGCAGCTCAATGTCAGACTTGCGCTCAAAGACCTGATCAAGATCATGTACAAGGAACTGACACAATTCGATTATGACGGCCGTTACGACGACCAGATCAACACCCTGGCCGAAGCCATCGCAACGGATACAGTCGAGATCAAATGAGCGACACCACCCTTACCACCGAAGAAGCCGCCGAGAAACTCAAAGTCTCAGCGCGCACAATCAGACGCATGATAGATCGAGGCACCATCCATGCTTACAAGATGGACCCAAATAGCAAGAGCGTTTATCGCATCCCATTGGCAGAAATTGACCGCATACTTGGCGAACGAACGAACCCGAGAAATCGGCCAGGCCGAGAATGATGAAACTGCAATTATCCTTTTCTTTGTTGTGATCGTCTTTGTAATAGCAGGACTCAATCCCAAATGACACACATATGGTTTTGGAAATCCAGATTACCAGATCGAAAAGGCCAACCATGCAAAATACTGGCACGCGGAAAGATGAACTCAATCCTTGTCGAATTTGCAGACGGATTCAAAGTCATCACTTCAAGATACGCAGTTAGAAAGATCAAACGCAATATTGCGTAAAACCATCGCTCCCCATGCGCGAACATGAGGAGCGAGATCGGCGAACCATTCAGCCGAAAGGTAGACCTGAAAGCCCGTACCTTTACAACCGAATAGTTAGGGTGCCTGATGGGTCTCGAACCCACAACATCTACTTGTATGTTGCTTATTTCACCAGATGCGAGACAGGCAAAAACGGCTCAATCGCCGACGCATCCAGACGGCGCGTATAAAGCTCGACCATTGTAATGCTCGACCACCTGCCCGCCTGCTGGACAATCCGAGACGGCGCGCCGAAGATCGTTGCAAGTGTCGCAAACGAGCGCCGCAGATCATGGGGAGACAATCGAATTCCAATCCGCAACCCCCACCGTTTGACAATCCCCTGCAAACCCTCGCGCGTGAGCGCCCATCCCTTATGCTGGTTTTGAAGCGAGAGAAACAACGTGCCGACTCCATCGGCGGGCTTGCGAAATGCGATCCACTCAGCAATGTACTGCGCGGTATGTGGAGAGAAAACCCCACTCCCCCATTGCCCACCTTTGACGATGACCTGCAAAGTTCTTTGATGCAAATCCACGTCAGCCAGGGCGAGAGAGCACAACTCCGAACACCGCAAACCCGTATCCAGAGCCACCGCACAAATAGCCAGGTCACGCGCACCAGCTGACATCGACGTATCAAACGAGGCCAGCAACTCCAACGCCTTCGATGCAGACAAGACCCTCTGCATCTTCGGGCGGACCTGCTTGATACGAGCCGACAAAGCCGCGTGATCATCCCCCCACCTCCAACGAATGTATTTATGAAAAGCATACAACGCTACCCGTTGTTGTGAATTCCCCCACTCAGGCCGAACACAGAACGAGATCAGATCCACCGCCTGCCAGCAACCGACAGGCAACTCATACGCAGAGCCGAGAACCCGCAAATACCGATCATGCGTGTTCTTCGCGTATGAGTGGGACGCCAAAAAGCGTTCCACATTTTCCCTGTTCACAATGTACCTCCATAGGTTTGATCAGGGCAGTCCTCCCCCGCCCTGTTGAACATCCCACATCGGGACATGTGGGAGCAACGTAACACCGGCTCAGCGTAGAGAACCCTCACGGTAATCGCCACCGAGCCGATGTCAAATCCATTTTATCTCAAAAGGAGAACCCTCACAATGCAAGCATACTCGAATTCAGGAAGGTCGCAGAAGCTCAACACAACAATAAAGGTGATGTCAGACAATCCCTGCTATGTTGGGCAGCTATTGGAAGTCGTGAACACTCACGAAGAAGTCTTGAATACCGCTCAGGCAATCTCGGTAATCCCCAACCCCATCCCAGGCGGAAAACAGAAGTACCAGGTCACAGCGCTTGTTGTGGCGTGAATGACCAACTCGGATAGAGTCCTCACGGCGATCAAGGAGTATTGGCGGGAGAATGCCATCCCGCCAACCATCCGAGCCGTTCAAACAATCACAGGCATAAACTCCTCGTCCCTAGTGAGATCCTACTACCTGCAACTCGAAGCGCAGGGAGTGATCAAGCGAATCAGGAGCAAACCTGTGCCCATCCGAATTTATAAAATGATAAGGAGAACCCTCACACCATGAAAAAAGTATTAGCACAAACAACAGCCTACATCTTCGGCGCATTCGGCATCGCAATCATCGGCCTGCTAATGTCGCTCACCTACCAGGCCATGCAACGCATCTTCCCAAACAACTTCGGCAACCAGATATGGGGACTCGTGCTTTTCGACATTGCCGCGATAACCTGGGCGCTTGCATTCGTGTTCCATTCAAAGAGCACAGGTCAATATGCAGTCTCAGCCATCGGCTTCCTCGCAGGTTTTCTCGGCACACTCGGCATGGTAGCAGCCGAAGTCCTACTCAGCGGGCAAACCCTGACACCAGACCAGACCGCACGCATCGCTCAATGGATTGTGTATATCTTTATCGGCGCAACAATTCTTCAAGCCGCCCTAATCTATGCCCACCACGGCAGCGCGCCCGACATCAGCGAGAAGATCGAAGTAGGCATAGCACGCGGTGAGATCGTAACCGAGGCAAGGAAACAGGCAACCGCAGCACTAGATACCGAGAAAGTAAATCTCGCAATCACATTGCGGAACGAGATCATCGCCCAGGTCAAACGCGACCTCGATATTCCCATCCTCGCAGACTCTCGAATGCCGATCATCCCCGCCAATCCCACAACGTTTCAATACCCGTATCTGACAGGCAAAGAGCCGATCTTCTCGAAACTCCCCCGCCCCACCGCAGAACAACCATTCCCCAAGCCAGGACCCACGTACCACGACCCAAAGGATGAGGCGCACGCGCCGAAAATCCCTTTTCAACCCGAATAAAGGATTGGTGGACGCGCTTGTCCAATCCGATCAGCCAAGCGCAGGCAGCACACACCAGCCCCGCGCTGATGGCTTGGGAGGATATGCCAGACGGATCCCGCAAACGTTGGTGGTGCAAAGCCTGCCGAAACGAGGGCTGGGAATGGTTGACGCCGACGCCATGCAAGCACGTAGAGACGGCGGATCCAGAAGTCAACATCCCAAAGCAGGAAGCGATAGCCACGTTACTCAGCTTCATGAACGAGCCGAATTCACTGGCAAGCGCCGAAAGCCGATAACCAAAATATGCGCCTGCGGATGTGGTGAAGAATTCAAGACCACAATACCAACGAAGAAATATAAAAACACCACACATGAGAACCGCTATAAAAAACGGAAGCAAAGAGCTATGTCCTCCCCCACGCGCGGGGAGACATAAGCATTCAGCCCTCCGCCGGTCCTCCGGCGGAGGGCAAGGAGAACCCTCACAATGCCACGCAAACCACAGAACCAAAGCAATACCCTCGACGACGAGGTGATCAGATGCTACATAGACGACCACGGCAAGGAAGTGACCACCATCGCAGAACGCCAGGAGATAGGAACAGCGTGGTGTAACGGCGACTACGCACACCACCACACCATAGCAACCAAACGCCGACTCCTTCCAATGGCCCTACTCATCGCATCACTCATCGAGATGGATCATCCCTTGTTAGTCAGCCAGGGACGCGGCGTACTCTACAACTCGGTAGACTGTGCAGTGATCATAATGGAAGTAATGCTCAAAAACCAAGCCGTCGCATCACCCGCAGGCAGGTTCGACGCCGCAGTTGTGGAAAGAATGGAACAACCCTGAAAAATGGCTCAAACTACCGTAAAGTTGTACACAGGCAAAAAGTGGAGAGAATGGAACAACATGGCAGTTGTACACAATGTCAGACAACTTCAAAAGACAGAACCTATTCTTTCCACAGAAAGACCCCACTTGTTCCTAGTTGTTCCTAACTGTCCTGTGGAAAGAATTGTAGAGTAAACGGTAGAGTAAGCCGATTCTTTCCATTCTTTCCACAGGCCCTACTACTGCATACTGAAAAGTATATAAATATACTAAAAAGAGAGATTCAAATGCTAGAAGATCAAATCCAAAAAAACATGCAAGCCCTAAAAAAAGAAGGGATCAGAAAACCCAAAGCCAATAACCTGGCAAGGCTATCATGGGTCACAGAAGAATACATCAGAGCACACGTCAGGCAGGCAATTGAAGTCGAAGGTCAAACGCTCGGATTAGCCATATGGAGAATGGAAAGAAAAGAGACCCCATGAAGAACCTTAGAACACTCACACTAATGATCGTGCTCTTCCTAATCATTTCCCTTGCCTGCCTTGAGACCACCATCACACCGATAGTGGACCCAACACCTTCAGGCGACGGGATATCGGCACCTTCGGCGGTTGACTTTGCTAAGCAAAGCCCCGCCTCCTTATCAGAAAACCCTGCAGGCGCAGTCTTTACAATCCCCGAGGAATGGAATGAAATCCCGCGCGGCGCGCCTGTACAGACCCGCAAGCCACACAAGATCGAAGTGGGGGAGATCAGGGAATGCCTTGCAGTTGCAGGAGTGTGCCGATGAGTCCACACTACGTTGTATTCGTAAAAGTCAACACGGCAAATAAAACCGTTGTCGTCATGCGACAAGACAGTAACGGCAACAAAGAAGTTCTCACCAGACACGGCGAATGGATTGAATGGTCGCCAAAAGCTGAAACCATATTGCAGGAAACAAAGATATATGATGTGTTTTTCTACCACCCAACAGGAAGCCCACCGGACTAACGCCATGACTCAACCCTACATTCACCCCAACACACCGCCCAAACTCGCGGCCAAATTCAAGAAGGCTAAAAGCTACCACGTACTTGCGAAGCAGATCGGCGTCAATGTCAGATATGTATTCGAGCTTCTGACCGATGGCAAGGAGCCAAACGACACAACGCCAGGCCTGCGAGAGATACGAAGGAAAATGTTCCTCAGCGCGCGCAGGAAGAACAGGCAAAGAGCCAAACCGAAGCCGAAGCCTGCACACCGCCGATGGTGGCAGGGTTTGGGACCCACAGGGCAGGATAACATCATCCTGCAAACCTACGAACTCAATAAGGACGATATGCCATGAGCGCAATTCAAGACCTCCTAGATCAACACGCCGAGGACACGCGGCTTATAACGATCCAAGCCATAAGGATTATGAAACTCGAAGAAATCGCCGCATTTTACGCGAAGAGATACCATGACGAGAAACACGTGGCTGAAAAGATCAAAGATTGTACATCGGAAGTGTGTCAATCCTACATGGAAACCATGAGGCGAGCATGAACCCACTCCAAGCCAACGCCCGCACAATCGAAGAACTCGCCGACCTTATGACAGGTGGTCACACCGAGGACCCGAAAGAAGCCTTTGAACAGTGGGAAGCCGAGCGCCAGGCACTCGCCGAACTCTTCGACGACAACCAAGCGCTGACCATATCCGTCCGCAGGTATCAGGTCACACTAGCGCTCGCAGAGAAGGCGATCAACGCCGTCGAAAAGGACGCGGCCATGTTCATCACACAGCTGAGCCGAAATTCAATCACTCAATTCCGTGAGCAGATGCGGAAAATAGCCAACCTCATAGCCAATGACAAACTTATCATTGCCGAGACCAACGAGCACCGACACGGAAACGCAATCCATAAGAGCGATGAAAATGAATAAACCACTCGGTATTGACGCATGTTGTGGACTCAAAGGAGCGAGCCAGGCATGGCGTTCGATGGGTTGGGAGATCATCACTCTCGATATGGAGCCGTCATTCAAGCCTGATATTGTCGCAGACTTGCGAACGTGGTCCTACCACGGACGCCAGCCACTCCTGATGTGGTTTTCTCCTCCATGTGACGAATTCGCCAGGGAAAGCATGCCATGGAGCAGGACAGGCAAAACGCCAGACCTGGACATTTACCAGGCATGCCGAAGAATAATCAAAGAGAGCAGCCCGCTCTTCTGGGTGATCGAGAACGTCAGAGGGGCGCAGCTGTATTTTGGAAAGTCGACAATCAATTACGGCGCGTTTCATCTATGGACCAACATGCCGCTTGCACAGTTCACAATCAGATACAGGAAAAAGGAATCCTTCGGCTCGAAGCAACGCGCCGAGCGCGCAAAGGTACCAGAAAAAATTTCAAGAATAATCGCAGAAGTCGCACAATCAACCATTCACATGTTCCCATCAAAGGAGTAATATCATGCCACGCCTAGCACAGATCCTTGAAGATCAACTCGCCGAAGCAAAAGCCAAAGCCGGGACAAAGATCGTCCGCAGACTCAGCAAAGGAGGTTTGCGCGTGGAACTCACAGCCGCAGACAACCAGGTGACCATCACACTCACGCGCTATGAAACGTTCCCGTCCATGCAGGAATGGGACACCATCATCAAGTACTTCCCATACGACACACCGCGCATCCTACCCACGCCAATCCAGCAGGGAGGTAGGTACACAATCACAGGCAAAGTGCCATCACAGCGCATGGCACGATTGAAATTCGGATAAAGCCATGGAAGCAGAGCCGCCAATCACCGACCGGACAAAGGCCATCAATCAGGGACTCGAGGCATTGCAGGATGTGACCAAAGAAATCAGGGAGATTCGGCGGCTCCTGGAAGCAAGCCACGAAATAAAACAAAATAGATGGAGTGCATTTTTGCGAGCGATGAAACAACTGTTATCGCAATTGTGATATACTGCCCAAAACCGCCACTCCCGCGCCAGAGCCCCGAAGTGGACAAGGCGACTGCCTTCAAAGCCAGCCGCGCACTAATGTGCGCGGCTTTTTTATTTCCAAGGAACCCATGCCAGAACCCGCACAACCAAGACCCATCACGTTATATGTCGTCGCACTTGAAACAGAAATTCAGATGGATTACATCGGGAGAGATCGAAACACCACCGTCGACATCGAACTCACAAATGAGGTCGCAGAAAACCTTGCAATCTATCTGAATGCTCGAATTCGAGAGACACCCAGAAGCAACGTCCGATTCCGCGTGTCTGGAAAATTGGTCATGTCGTGATGGATGTTATCAGCAAGATCATCGAAGCATCACCCTACCTCGGCTTTGTCATCCTGTATATCCTGCTGGACGCCAAACGCGAGGAACGCAGGATAACCAACGCCACGACACTCGAAAGCCGAAGGGAAGTGCACGAAAAAGATATGCAGGATCGGCAGATCAAACACAGCGACGATGTATTGCAACTCTACGCAGCATTCAACCAGCAGCTTATTAGTGAGATCAAACTGTCACACAATGCAATCATGAACAAACTTGCCGAGCACGAACGAGAGTCCGAGGAACGTTACGAACGCATGGGCATTACAAAAGACCTGCTCAGAGCCGCGACCGAACGAAAGCGATAGCCGATGCAAAAAAAGGAAAACGGGAAATCGGCTCCGTCGGCGGCGAGTACGCCGCCTCCTGCTGGGCGCTCCTCCGTTCGTCGTCGCAAATCCAAAGGCAAGAACGGCCGCAAACCCGGCGCGCAGCCAGGCAATAACAATGCAGAAAAGCATGGTTTTTATTCGAGCCGATTCAATGAGAGCGAAAGCGAGCGCCTTGCCGAGAGCGAACAGCATTCCATCGAAAGCGAGATCGACCTGCTACGCGTATGCATGGACAGGCTCACCGAGCAATTAAATTTCTCTGTTGTGTATTTCAAGGGCAAAGACGGAACCGACAGCAACACGCGCGACGACCATTATCTAAAGCAACTCAACACCCTGACTCTTATGACCCAATCCCTCGCAACCCTCGAACGAACGCACTACCTGATCAAAGGCAAAGGCGGAGCCGTTGAGAAATCCATCACCGAGGCACTCGAAGAATTACGTTTGGAGATGGGATTATGAACTTCAACACTCGCACTCCCGAAGAACAAAAAGAAGCCGACCGCGAAGCATTCAAAGCCGCCCTGGCCTTCATTGCACCACTCGTATTGGGACTGATTATCACATGTCTCCTGGCAATATTATTATCATGAGCACACTCATTCAGACCATCAAACAGATCGTAAAGAAGTTCGACACCTTCACCGAGCGCGGGGGAGGGCTGAAGATGCGCCCATACCAGTTGGAACCCGCCCGCGCAATCGCCGACTCGATCCGAAAGAAACAAGGTCTCACCATCGTACTTATCATTTCACGCCAGGCAGGCAAGGACGAAGTACTCGCAAACCTGCTCTCATGGCTCATGCTCTTATTCGCACACCGCGACGTGGGAATCGTCGTCGCAAATCCCACCTACAAGCCGCAGACGATCAATGCCATCGTCCGACTCGAAAAACGACTCAACGGCAACCTCCTGACCAAAACCCTGTGGGATAAACGCTCTGACTTCATGCGGATGATCGGCAACTGCGTCACTTCGTTCCTATCGGCAGACGCCGCCGCCAACGTTGTTGGAGCAGTTGCATCACTCCTGCTTGTCGTGAACGAAGCCCAGGACATCGAACCCGCCATCTACGATAAACGTTTCGTCCCCATGACCGCCAGCACGAACGCAACCCGCTTGATCATTGGAACCACATGGACAAGCAAGACCCTGCTCGCGCGTGAAATGCGAGCCGCTCGAGAACTCGAAAAGAAGGACGGCATCAAACGCGTGTTCCTGTATACAGCCGACCAAGTTAGAAAGATCGTGCCTGCCTACGGCCGATTCGTGGACGGAGAGATCAAGAAACTCGGCAGACAACATCCACTCGTCAAGACCCAATACTTCTGCGAGGAGATCGACGAACTGACAGGCATGTTCAATGCCGCACGTCGCGCCCTGATGATCGGAGATCAACCCAAGCAGGAAATGCCGATAGAAGGTCACGTCTACGCGCTGACAATGGACGTGGGCGGACAGGACGAAGCCCTGCTCAACCTCGATGGTATGGGCAACCCGGGCCGCGACTATGTGACCATCGGCATCACAGACATTGACCTATCCAGTCTCGACACCCTGCAAGCGCCCATCTATCGCCGAGTCAAAAGACTCGAATTTCAGGGCGTCAATCATGTTTCCATCTTCGGCACGATCGACGCACTCATGAGCTCATGGAACATGCAATACCTTGTCATCGACGCAACGGGCGTAGGCGAGGGACTTTGGGGCATGTGTGCAAAGAAATATCCAACCAAAACAATAGCCGTCAAGTTTACACAGCAGGTCAAAAGCGAAATGGGATACGCATTTATCGGCATGATCGAGACGGGCCGATTCCGAGACTGCGACCCATCCGAGGCAATCGCCGAGCAATACGCCAACTGCGAAAGCGAGATCCTGATAGGACCAGCAAAGACAATGCGGTGGGGAGTGAAGGATGGAACACGCGGAGCAAATGGGCAACTCATTCACGATGACCACATCACCGCCGACGCACTCACATCCGAACTCGACAAACTCGAATGGTATGTACCATCCGAGACCATAATCATAGAACAGCCAGACGCACTCGAGGAAATGTCAAATGCTTACTAGCTTTACACACTCCGCCTACTTTTCACTATTCCCACAGGGAGCAGTCGTCAGCGCGCGTGCACATGGCATCGACGTATCGAAGTATGACAAGAAATTCACACCCGAAACAGCCGCAGGACAACTTGACTTCGTGATCCAGCGCGCAAGCTACAGAACCACACGCGATGAGGCGTTTGCGAGCCTCATCGAAGGTGTGATGCGGGTCGGGATCGGCGGAGCCTATCACTACCTAAATTCAGGAAGCGCATGGAAAACACAGGCCGATAAATTTCTCGAGATCGTGTCGCCGTATGCCTATCATTTCTTCGCCTGCGACTTCGAGGCCTCTTTCAACGCCCTGACTTTGGACTTTGCTTATGAAGCATGGAAATGGATTCACTACATACAGGATCGAACAGGGAAGGAATGCCTGCTTTACACATCCCTGAATATATACAAGACCTATATCACCCCGAGCGCAGCGAAATTTGGGATCGACTGGAATAGCATCGGACTATGGCAGGCGCAATGGTTCAACATTCCAAACCCGAACGGCACACCCTCGAACCCAACAAGCCGAACGGCAGGCTGGGATTTATGGCAGTACACCAGCAAAGGCAACGGGCCACTATACGGAGTCACACGCCCAACCGCCTGCGACCTAAATGTTTTCAATGGGACGGCTCAACAAATGCGGAGCCACTTCAAAATCGACGAACCCGAACCCACACCAGGAGAGGACGACATGCCTATTACCCCCGAACAATGGAATCAACTAATCGAGAAACTCGGCGAGATCGGCCTTGCAATCAAAGGGATCAGCCTGCCAGACGGAGGCAGCAGTCCTCCGCCCACAAATGACGGGCGCACCACGTACCAGGTCACAGAGAATGACCCGAACCCAAACGGATTGGTAAAAGTCTACAAGTCGCCAGACGACAACGAAGTCAATCTCGAGACCCTCTGGGCAACACTCAACAAAGTCACGGTCTTTGACTACTGGCAGCTCATCCCAGGTCATCCCGTATGGAGCAGCTTTTCCGAGGCCGACAAGATCAACACCTACCGCGATTGGCGAGCCATCGACTGCACCATCACACACATAGCCTACACCGCAGGCGGCAAAGCCTACGCATTCCCCAAGGATATCCGCTACCAGTCGGGAGAGACACCCAAGGTAGTATGGATCCACAAAGCCGACCTAGGCGCGGTGACAGGATAGAAAATGCCCACTAAAAAACAACTCGAAAACCAAATCTCTATGCTCAATGATGCGCTCGAAGCATCGCTCGCGCTCAGCCCCGAACGGGATAATAATTTTTTCACAGGCGGATTATCCAACCTGTACGAAGGCCGCAGCGCATGGGATCGCAAAAAGGTATTTGCGGAATCAATGCGCGCATGGCGCGTCAATCCAATAGCCAGGCGAATTGTCAAACTCATGACATCCTTTGTCGTTGGCAAGGGACTCACGATCAAAAGCGATGACCCCGCGCTTCAGGACTTCCTCACCCAATGGTGGAACCATCCACTCAACCGATTCAACCGCAACGTCAAACGCTGGAAGGATGAGGACACCCGCACCGGCAATCTATTCTTCCTGTTCAATGTGCAAGCCGATGGAATGACCATCATCCGAGCTACGCCGGCCGAGAAGATCGAGGATATCGAGACAACCGAAAACGATGTAGAACAGGAAATAGGCTACTTCAAGGACGAAACCAAAACTGACAAATGGAACGCCTACAGCGACGGCACAGATAAAACCACGTTCATGATGCACTTCGCCAGCAACCAGCCCGTAGGAAGCCCCTGGGGGGAAGCCGACCTATCTCCGCTGCTGGTATGGATAGGACGGTTTTCATCATGGCTCGAAGATCGGGTCAGGCTCAATAGATTCCGAACCGTATTCATGTATGTCGTAAGTGGACTATATGCGAACGAAAGCGAGCGAAGCGCCAGAGAGAAATATCTCAACGCCAACCCACCCAAGCCAGGAAGCCTACTCGTACTCAACGAAAACTCAGGAGAGAAATACGGCATCCTGTCCGCAAACCTCGACGCCTTCGACGCAAGCATGGACGGAACAGCGATCAAGAAAATGATCATGGATGGAGCAGGCCAGCCGATGCACTGGCACGCCGAAGGCGAAAGCGCAATCAGCACCACAGCCGAAGCCGCAGGCACGCCGACCTTCCGCACACTCGAAGAAACACAGAATGATTTTTTTGAAATGTTGATCGACATGGGACGCGTCGCCGCAAAGGTCGCAGGCAAAGACAAACCAAAAGCGAAGATATGGGTCGAAGGACCCGACATCACCGAGCGTGACAATGCAACACTCGCGCTCGCATTAGGCCGAGCCTATCCACAACTCGCCGATATGTACGACCGCGAAGCCATCGAGCCAAAAGAATTTATGAGGCTCGTCTACAAGATGTTCGCCGAAGTTTGGGATGAAAGCAAAGTACCCAAGATCAAGCGCAAGCCGCTTGTGAAGCCCACCGAACAACAACCCGCAGTAGTGGAAGATCCAGGCACAGACCCAGGCGACACAAAGGAAGAAGAATAACCACTCGGGTTGAGTAGCGACTGAAAGGAGCGTATCGAAACCATGCCAGGCCCACGACCTGCAAACGCCGGACAAAACACCAAAAACAAACGACTGGTTTATATCGGCCAGTCGGAACTCTTCCGCTACGTTGCGGCGCATCCCTACACCTGAATTGAATATGTCACCTTCGGTACGAAGGCAGCAACGTTCAACGAAAATGGACAGGAATTTTCAGGAATGACCAAACCTAAATTCACAGACAAATTGGCAGAACAGATCGCGCGACACAACCTAAACACCGTGCGCACAATCCAATACTGGAACTGCCAGGGTATCAAACAAGGAGAAAGAAGGAGAACCTAATGCCGAATCCCAACACCACTACGTCAAGCAGTCCATCGGATTTCATTTTCCAACTCAAAGCCACGGCCACCGATGAGGGTTTCGATATGCTCGCCATATCCGAAGGCGAAGCCAAAGGCCACAACATCACATTCAGCAGAGCCGTGCTGATGGATGCAATGCCACTGTATGCCGACAAACCCGTATTCATCGACCATGCAGGCTTTCTCGAGAGCCCATCCGTGCGAGACCTCGCAGGCACGATCCACATGCCCACGTGGAGCGAAACCGAGCGAGGAATACAACTCAAACTCAAACCAGGCGGACCCGCAGCCGACATCCTTCTAGCCGTCCGCGATGCAGCCAAAGGCAATCAGGCAATCATGCAAGCAGTAGGATTTTCCACCGTTTTGAATGTACAACTCAACGCAAAACGGGAAGTCACGAAGGTTATCCGCGTCAAATCTGTTGACGTGGTCATCGACCCCGCGCGCGGAGGGAAATTCCTTTCGGCGTTAGTTCAAGGACAAAAAGGAGATACAACCATGTCCGAAGAAACCACAACCGAGGCGTTGTCCGAGAACAACGCCGACCCCACATTGACTCAGATCGAAGTCAATCGCCAGGCAGCCGCGCAGCTACTCGGCGAAACCGAACGCATGAATGCACTCGAAGCCCAACTCGCCGAGAGCAACGCCGTTCTTGTAGCGCAATGCGATTTTCTGCTCAACAGCGGACTCGCATCATCCAGATTACCCGAAGTCGTGCAGAAGCGCGTCCGCAAGCAATTCGCAGGACGCGCCTTCAAGGCAACCGAACTGACAGCCGCCATCACCGAAGCCCGCGAGGAACTCGCAGCCCTAACCGCAGGCGCAAACGTGCAAGGACCGGGACGCGCACATTACGAATTCGGATTATCGAACAGGGATCAATTCCGAATCGCGCTCGAAGACTTGTTCGGTGTGGAACGCTCACCAGAGGAAGCCAAGATCAAAGTCCACAAACTCGCAGGCATCAACGAAGCCTATCGACTGGCAACAGGCGATGAGCAATTTACAGGCGGCTACTTCCCTGAATTCGCATTGGTCAGCGCGAATTTTCCCGGCATCGTGGCAAACGTGCAAAACAAAATGCTGATCGACGCGTGGAAGGATTTTGAAAACTCCTACGGATGGTGGATGAAGATCGTCACCATCGAGCATTTCGTCAACCTAAAGACCGCCACATGGGTCCGCACCGGAACCATCGCAAGCCTGCCAATCGTTGCAGAGCGCGGAGAGTACACCGAACTACCTATCGGCGACATCAAGGAAACTTCCGAGTGGGGCAAGTACGGTGGATACGCCCCCCTGACCATCGAAGCCGTCATCAACGACGACTTACGCGCATTTGTAAGAATGCCGAGAGAATGCGCGCTCGCAGGTATGCGTAATATCTCGGAGCAGGTCGCGGCCGTCTTCACACAGAACAGCGCAGCAGGTCCAGTCATGACCGATGGTGGAGCCTTGTTCAACGCCACGGCACAAACCACAGCTGGCGGACATGTCAACCTCCTGACCACAGCCCTCGGCACAGACTACACCGCATGGAACGCAGTTGCCACAGCCATGTACAAGAAAAAGCTCATGGTCAAAAACGCAACCGGATATTATGGCACAGGCAAGCCGCAGGGACTCAAACCATCCATATGCCTTGTACCAGCCGACCTCATCGCAGCTGCAGAAGCATTATTCGTCCCACGCTGGGATGCACAGGCGCAAAACGTGCCAGCCACCGCCAGCGTGCGTTGGGGCGGACGCGTCGACCCCGTTCCTGTCCCTGAATGGACAGATGCAACCGATTGGGCAGCAGTGATCGACCCCAAACTCCGCCCAGGCATCATGCTCGGCGAGATCTTCGGCGTCAAGCCTCAGATCTTCTCGGCGTCCAGTGAGGTAGACCCCGCCATGTTCGCCAATGACGAGAGCCGAATCAAAGTTCGTCAGTTCGTAACCGTTGGTGTGGCAGATGACCTCCCACTGCACAAATCCAACGTAGGCGGATAAGTATTTTAGATCCCGCATCGCACAATAGAGCGATGTGATCAAGCAACTCCATGGGCGGAAAACGGAAGCCGCCCATGGAGATCATCCAGTCCAACCCATAAGGAGTAAACATCATGGGAAATTTCCTCGAATTCGTAATCGCAACCCTGTTACTGGCAATCGCAGGCGGATTGGTTTTCTACAATCTTCTGCCGCTGGTGTTCACAGATCGGAGGCTCCGCAATGACATTGCGATGCTCAGAGCCTATATCGCGCTCAAATTCAAAAGGATGAATCGCTATCCTGAATTGGGCGGCTACGTTCACGACACCCACATGAGCCAGTACATCCCGCCCACCGCAATGATGGGCATAACGGGAACATTCACCCAGGCCGCAGGCGCGGTCAGCGGCACAATCGCATTCCACCGCGCGGCCGCAGCCCAAACGAGTGTGATCTACATCCCGATCATGCTACCCTCGAACAGCGACGCGCTCAAAGGCGCTTATCTAAAATCCATCGAGGTGGATTATGAATGCCTGCTTGCCGTAGCAACCAGCGTGACATTTGCATTGAACAAAGTCACGCGCGGCGCAGACGGATCGGTCGCAGTTGTCTCAGCCGTCACGGTCACACAAGACCTAACAGCAGCCACCGACGCAGCCGATGAAGATCAGCACAAATGCGTGGTCACACTCACAACGCCCGAGTGGATCGACAACGATGTGTATTATCTGTTGAAGATGACGATCGTCGCAGGCGGAACCGTCACCAATGACGTGCTTGGCGCGGTCGCAAACTTCACACTAAGGCTCTAGGTCTACCATGGGTTTTATACACGACACCCACATGAGCCAGTACATCCCGCCGACCCTGTTTCATTGCGTCGTTGGAACATGGACATTCGCGGCGGGCCAGGTCGCAGGCACAATCGCCAAACACGTAGCCGCCACCGATGAAGTGTCTGTTGTCACCATCCCAATAACCCTGCCATCCAACAGCAGCGCACTCAAAGGCGCTTATCTCAAATCCATAGAGATCGACTTTGAAATCCTAATCGCGGCCTGTGATGCAATGGCAGCAGTTGTCAACAAGGTCACGCGCGGAGCGGACGGAGAAGTCGCAGTCATTGCCCCGCAGACATTCACCTACGACAGCGGCCACGATGGAGCAAGCGAGCGCATCGACGTGGACCAGCACAAAATGACACTCACCATCACCACCCCATTTTGGGTGGATAACGATGTTGAGGTACTTGTCGAACTGACATTCGACAAAGCCGCGACAACAACCCTCGACATGCTGGCCGCGGTTGCCAATTTCGACTTGAGGATATAGATCATGAAACAAATCCCTGAACACATTTTCAAAGCCGCGGAGAAGTACGGCGGCATCCCGTTCGACTTCCACGAGGACGAGGACGCCCTAACGATCATCATGGTCGATGGACGCAAGATCAGCGAGGAAAAGGAAGCCGGAACAAAAAAGCGCATCCAGCGCGCCGAAGCAGAGCAGGCAGAAGGGCAAGCAGTCGAAGCCGAAACCGAATACAACAAGGCAGTCAAAGCCGAGCGCACAGCATACGAGGTAATGAACAGAGCGAAGGAACACGCCAAAACTCTGCGCGCAATTGCAAACGGAAAAACAACCCCCGCCAACGTTCCTTCCAAAGTCGCCGCCACTAGTAAAACCAAGAGCTAATAATGGACGAGATCGCGCGAGAGGTAGCCACGCGCTACCTGCAACAGATCGAGCAGCTAGGCACCGAAAAGCCCGAACTACTGGACGCGGTACTCCACGGAACGGAGATCGTCATCATTCTGGTGGATGGTCGCAAACTACGCTTTGAGACCACCGACCCCGACGCACCGCGCGCAAAAGAAAAAGCCGAGGAGATCGGCTCTGTCGGCGGCTCCGAGTACGTCGCCGCCTCTCCTGAAGGTGAGCCAGCCCCCCTTGCCCCCAGAGCGCCAGAACCATTCACGCAACGCGAAGTACTCGAGATCAAATCCACAAGAAAGGCAAAGACAAAAAAATGAACCTACCCCCATTCTTTTACACCCTCGCATTCTGGCAATCGCTTGCCTATGTAATCGCCGCGTTGGTAGCATATTTCACGCCGTACAAACTTGAAGCGGGCGTGCTGCTTGTATTGATCCTAGCCATCCTGAAAGTGTTCGACATCACACCGCAGATCAGAAAATGGAAAGTCGAACAAATGATGAAGCATCAGGGCAGTTTACGCACGCCGCCAGAATAGCCATTCAAACATGCAAATTCTACGGTCTGTTACTCAAAATAACAGACCGTAGAACGTTCTGAATTATCAGAGCCGAGTATTGGGGCGGGCTAAACAACACAAGCCCGCACAACAAGATTTTTGATACCTATCCGAAAGGAGAAAACGTGAACACACATTTACTCATTCTCATCCTTGCAGTCATTTGTTTCACCATCGGCGCATTCACAAAGGCCGCGCCATCAGGCATCAACTGGACAAATGCGGGACTGGCATTCGTCACACTCTCCCTGATTATCTAAGGAAATAAAACATGGACTTTCCCGTAGCCCCATTCGGAGAGATACAAGTCGCAGAGAAAAGCCTGCTTACTTACTTCTCGTTCCATTACAACATCAACCCCGAACTTGCCATCGCGACCCTTGCCAACAATGGGACCATCACCCAAGCAGCCAGTGCCGCGCTTCTGAAAACAAGCACCGACCCGAACGGAAGCGCAATCCTAAAATCCAGACGCCCCGCGCGCTATGTCAGTGGACAGGGATTACAAATTACATTCTCAGCAAAGTTTGGCACGCCTGCAACAAACAATCTACAGGAAGTTGGATATGGAAACGCGGAAGATGGGTTCTTCTTCGAGTACAACGGCGGGACATTCGGGATCAACCGAAGATCGAAAGCCACAGGCGAAGTCGTAAACAACCGTGAGACAAACCTGTCCCACATCTCGAATATTCCCAAGTTCAACCCACTCAAATTCAACATCTACGCCATATCCTTCCAATGGCTCGGAGCCGGAGAAATCATTTTTTCGATAGAGAACCGACACGTAGGCATCCTTGTGCCAATCCACAAGATCAAATATGCCAACACAGACACACTTGCCAGCCTGCTCAATCCATCCCTGCCCATTTGGGCGCGCAATCTCAACAGCGGCAGCGTCATAGATACCACACTCACCATAGGCAACGCAGCTGCATTCGTATTCGGCAAACGAGAGCAGGCAGGGATCAGACAGGCGTACCGCGCGGGACTCGCATACACAACAGGAGCCGAAAGAGTCGTACTCGCCATAGAAAACATGGCAGACGTGTTCGGTGGCACAGGCAATAACCGCGCCCTCCTAATGCCAACACACATAACCTACTCCACAGACGGAACCAAGATAGCCACATTCCGAATCAAACGATGCACGATCAGCGGCGGAACCAATGCCGTGATCAACGCGGATACATCCATTGCCAGGCAATACACAGGAACGCCGACGGTATCGAACGCAAAACTATTATTTTCCCTCGAAGCAGCGAAGGATGATCAGGGAAATTTCGCCTTGCCCGATGACATCATACTGTCACCAGGCGAAGCGATCATTGTAACAGCCGAATCCACCGCCAACAGCGATGTAGCAATCGGCCTATCGTGGAAGGAATTACTATAAATGCTCGCATTGAGTTTATCGAAATGACACGCAGAATTATCTTCATCAACAACCCATACGCAGGCAGTAAATTTCGCACGATCAAAGGCAAAGGCGAAAACATAAACCCTCTACCTATCGGTAAATACATCGAAGCCGAAAGCATCTTTCGCGGAAGCAGTGGAAAAATATACGAGCCAGAAGAAAACCTCGAGAAACCCAAAACAGCCAAAGACACACCAAGACAAGATGGACTCTTCGAGGGCACAGGTGGCGCGCTCTACCAGAGCACACCGAATAATTGGTTTATGCAATTCGACAAACCAAACCTCGACTCTCAAACCTCGTTTGAATATGGATATGCCATCTTCACCAAACCAAACAAACGCAAATAACACCCATAGTGGACGAAGTAAGGACAAACCATGAGCGACTCATTGACCACTCTCATTTCAAAAGTACAAGCCATCCTCGGCGATGACGGGACCATCTTCACAACCGGCACCTGCACAGCCGCCATACGCCAGGCACTCAGCGAATGGAACCTACGCGTTCCCCAAATGCTGGCCGTCACCATCACAGGCATAAATAGTCAACGTGTATACGAACTCTCGGACGAGGACGCCGAAGCCTGCGAGATCATGGACGTGCTCAGGCAGGGAGATAATAACGACGAACTCGACATCTCCCTAACCTACGATCCATACATCGAAGATGAACGCGTATTCTTTCGGCTCCGCGCGCCAGTGACCACGGCCGAGACACTCATCGTCCGATACACCAAAGAGCAGACCATCAACGGACTGGACTCCGAGGTCGAAAGCACACTCCGAAAAAAGGACAATCAAGCCATGATCGACGGCGGAGCCTACTTCGCAATCTACAGCCGAGCCGTGTCACGCGTGGAATCAATCAATCTCAGCCAGGATCAATCAGACAATTACAGGGAATTGGCGGCCTACTTCGGAGCCGCATTCGCTTTGCGAATGGCAACCGCCGCGCGCTATCGCAAACCAGCAGTCGGAGAGCCGGACCAGCGCGCATGGAATGATCAATATCACACATGGGATCAGTAGATCATGCCGAGAACACTTCCCGCAGAACTAACAGCCGCACTCAATAGCGGCTCATTTACGCCCTATTTTTTACTGACCGTCAAGGAAGTAGGCGCGAGTATTCTCGAAACTGTTCAACCTGTCCAATTCAAACTCTCAGGAATCAATCTCACCGCAAAATGGGTAGACCTCGCAGGCGATACTTATACCGGCTTTTCATATCCCCAAGACTTTGAATTCAAAGTCACGCGCGGCGTGACCATCGCAGGCGTAAATTACACAATCAACTCAAGCTATTACTATGGAACATCCGAATATTGGGACGGAATCTTTCAATACATCACCGCCTGCATGTTGCCAGAGACAAAATACACAGCCGCAGGCGATGACACTTATGAAAACGTCATCACAGACCTTTGCACGGCCTTTGGCAAAACCGCAGTCTTTGACGACCCAACAGCCGACTGGCTTCAATATCAATTTTTAGGAGCAGGAAAAGTCCTGACCCTCAATCGAGCAAACGGCGTCCTGAACATGCTCAAACAAAAGTACATTATCTTCGCATGTGACAACGGAGGCGATGAAATCCTGTTCAGGGCAATTGCCACAGACCCCGCGGGCGCAACAGACCACACATTGACCCTGCAAAAGCTCAAATCATTCAGCGGCGACGTGGCACCCAAGCGCAGATTTTTATACCGCGATGAAGTAAACACAGTCCACTATGCAGGAGCCACAACCGACCCGCTATGGAACCTCGGCTATCTCGAAAGCACAGCCTCCGCACCAGGTATTTTCTCATCACTCGACTTCGAGGTGGAAGCCATCGCGCCGCATCTAAAATATCTATCCTTCGACCGTTTCAAATTCACCCTTGAAAAATATCCAACACACGGAATACTCGATACCGTTCAGGGAAACATGCAGGTCGAGGAAGAATTCGATTACGAACTCAAGGAGATCCCCTGGCGTATTTATGTACGTTCCTATAATTGGGCAAAGGGAACCGAAGGCGGAGCCATGCCAGGTACCATTGAGGCCGCCGCGCCCTATACCCCGCTCAATACATCCAACTTCGACGGCATTCTCGACGCCAACGACAACAACATCCAGGCCGCAATGGAATCCATTGACGACCATACGCACACAGCCGCAGACATTGGCGTCAGAGAGCAACTCACCGCCGCGCGGACTTACTATGTTAGAACAGACGGAAGCGACAGCAATAACGGACTCGCAAACACAGCAGGTGGCGCATTCCTGACCGTGCAAAAAGCCGTCGACGTGGTTGCGACACTGGACACAAGTTTGTATGATGTGACAATTCAGGTAGCAGACGGGACCTATGTAACAAGCTGGGTTATTCTCAAGAACCCATTGGGCAGCGGCACAGTGACGATCAAAGGAAATAGCGGCACGCCTGCCAATGTCGTGATCGACGGAGGCTTTGAGAAATTATCCACAGGCATAACTTTTATTGTAAAGGATTTGAAAGTCATAAATGCCACTTCCTCAAATGCAATCGGCTTCTATTGCATCAATGGCGCGGCTATAACCCTATCCAATATCAATTTTTCAACAGGATTTGTATTTCATGTGCTGGCAGCATTCGAGGGAGTTGTCAGGATCGAGACCCCTGTCACAATTTCAGGTGGAGCAAATGTCCACGTCTACGCATCAACAAATGCTGTTGTCTATTTTGAATCAGTAGCATACACACTAACAGGTACACCAGCATTCTCAACGGCATTCTGTGTTGCAGAGCATACAGGAGTTGCACAGGGAGGCGCTTCAACGTTTTCAGGATCAGCAACAGGCTCAAGATATTCTGTGACCACCAACGCGGCAATACTGGTAGCAGGCGGCGGAGCAAACTTCTTTCCAGGTAATGCGGCAGGCTCAACCGCAACAGGAGGACAATACGTATGAGACAATTCGACAATCCAAACAATATCTCAAAAGCTATTGCAATCCTACGAGCGCAAAAGTTGGATGAAACCGCAGAAATTGAACTCTACCAAGTCACACGACCAGACGAAACCACTGCACGCTACATTTCCGTAGACAGCAATCTATCTGACACTCAACTCGAGGAATTATTCAACCAGGCCGAGACCGCCGAAGAACAAGCCTACTTCGCCGATTACTCAATCGACCGCCAGCAACTCAAAGCCGAATATCAGAACACAATCGCCACCCTGCAAACCATCGAGAGCACGACCAGCCCCACGAACGCCCAGGTCATCGCAGCCGTGAAGTTT